TTTTCTGTAAGATTGGCCATTAAATCACTGTTCCAAGGTTATATGTCCCGTCCAGCTTTACGCTGCCGTCCAGAATGAATGCGGCGGCGGTGAAATCCAGCGCTTCCAGGTAGCAGCGCGCTGGCGCGGTGTTAGCCAGAATCCGTTTCACCTGCGCCACCTGACTGTTTGCAATCGGCTGGGCAAGTCGCACGCGATACCATGCCCACTTCGTGCCGTCGCTGTCGCCCAGGAAGTCGGCGCCATTGAGCATTCGCGAGCCATCCAGATACCAGCTACCTGCACCCTCGATAACTTCAGCGCCCGGATATCCCGCAGCGGCCAGCGCCGCCTTTATGGATGCTGGCGTGCCTTTTATTTTGTGGACTGCCACACTGGCCGCGATCACGGCGCGTTTCGTGGCTTCGGGCCAGTTGCTATCCCACTCGCTAACCGACCACGCCCACGCGAGCCATGGCAGCGCAACGGCCGGGCACGTTGCCGGGTTGTAAAGCGAACGCAGGGGCACCGGAACGGCGCTTACGCGCGAAGCGGCCAGCGCCAGGTTCCGCTCTGCCTGCGTCGCATTGACGGGCAGCAGGCTGTCTTCCTGCACCGCGTCCGTCACGCCACCACCCCGTTAATGGTGATTCCCGTACAAAACGCCGCCTGCGTCTTCGTGGCCACCATGTCGGCCTGGATGCCCGGCGCGTGAAGAATCACGTTCTGAACGCCCGTAACAAACAGCGCCGCATACACGCCCGCCAGCGTCGGCGCCGCGCCGCATTTCCAGCAGGCCAGCGTGTATTCCGCAATCGTTGCGTTTGCCATGGCAAGCACGGCCGCCTGGTCCACGCTCGCGTAAATCTCAAGCGTGGCGTTCACCGTGTAGGGCAGGATTTGCGCGAACTGCACCTGTACCGTGTCGCACAGCGGGCGCACGTTTTCCGCCGTCAGTGCGGCAGTGACGGCCGCCAGTAGCGTGCCGTCCGGGTCGCTGTCTGCGCCGCCGTCGCCATTCGCGGACAGGATCGTTACCAGCACGGTCCCAGGCGTGGGCGAAGTAACGCTTACGTCGCGCACCTGGCCATCTGCCGACAGCGCGTAAAACTGATAGGCGCCCACCGGCCCGGCGCTGCTGAAGCCTTCGAAAGACTGCTGGATGCGCGCTTTATATGCGGCGTCGCTTTCCATTACGGCAGCCGTGGGCGGCACCGTAGTATCGTCGGCGGGCGTAATGACAAGGCGCGGCACGTCCAGCCCGGCGCCGATTTGGTCCAGGTCGCTTTTCTGCGCATACGCGAGCATTAGCGCCTGGGCGGCTTCGTTGATGCGCTGGCGTAGCAGCACTTCGCGATAGGCGCAAACCTGCAATGCCTTGTAAGCCGGGTCCGACTCGACAAGCGCGGTAAACGGGTATGGGTCGTTAGCGCTGCGCGCGATCAGATCGGCCAGCATGTCCGCGAAAATCGTATCGAAATCCAGTGCTTCGATAACCTGCGGCGGTGCGAGTGTGGACAGGTCCACCGCTGTGTAGGCGTTGGACATTACGAAACCTTTATGCCGTCGATTTTTACGGGCTGCCCGTCAGGCAGGTAATTGCCGGAAATGTCCAGCGCGATTGCGCCCGGTTCGGCGCTGGAAAGGCTTACGCGAGTAACCTTAAAGCGCGGTTCCCACTTGCGAATCGCAGCCGCCGTGGCGGCATAGATGCGCGACACGGTGTAAAGATTCATTGGGGCATCAACCAGGCTGAACAGCTTGCTGCCGTAGTCGCGACGCATCACACGGCTGCCTATTGGCGTCGTGAGAATGTCGGTTATGGATTGCCGCAGGTGTTCAACGCCTGAAAGCGGCTTTCCAGTGGTCGCGTCGGTTCCGTTCATGAACGGGATTCTGGCCGTGGCCAGTGTCCCGTTCCACGGCGGGGTTTAGGCTTGCGCGTCGCTTGTCGGCGGGCCGTCGTGTTCGTTGTGGTGGTGAGACTTGGTGCCGATTCCGTCCACAACCACGTCGCCATTGACGACATTTACGCCGCCGTCGATAGCGTTGGCGCCACCGCTCGATCCTGCCGCACCGGATACCCCGGACAGCCACGACAGCAGCTTTTTGATGGTGGCCGCGCCGTCGAATGTCGCCTGTTCGCCTACGTGTTCGAACTGCTGCGCGGTAAGCGTCGCCTTGCCGTCCACCAGCACCAGCGACGTGCTGCCCACGGTAAGCGAAATGCTGCCGCCAGCAGGCACGTTGACGCTGTAAGCCTTCGCGCTGCGGTCGTGCTGGATCACGGTTCCGTCTTTGTACGAAACCCGATGCACGTTCGGATCGTTCGCGGGCGCCGCGTACAGGTCCTGATACAGCGAAAACAGGATGATGGCCTGCGCCACGTCGCCGTAAGGCGTCAGGATCACCACCTGTTCGCCCGGTTCCGGCGCCCACCATTCGGCATCTGGCCCGGCGCGCTGCACCGCCCACTGCATCGGGTCCGACTCCACCCCGCCAATTTCCACCGTGGCCATGTCGCCGGTCACGGATACCACGGTGCCAATGCGGATTAGCTGCGAAATCTGCCGTTGCAGTTCGCCAATGTCCTGGGCGCTCATTGCGGCACCAGCGGCGTGTAATCAGCTTCGTGGCCCGTGCCAATATCCGGCGCAAAGCTGTAAGACGGGTTCGGCGTCGGCAGGTCGCCTTCTGCGTAAATGTCCGTGCCGAACTGGATTACCTGCGCCCACTCGACACGCCAAACCACATAGCGGTCGGCCATCGGGTGGAACTCGTCGCGATATGCGCCAATCACGTGCGCCGCTTCAGTCCAGCACGAATCTGAATTGAACCGTTTCAGGCGCAGCCATGCGGCCAGGGTCATGGCTGCGGCCTGCGCTGCGGTCTTCGCCTGCGTCGTCTTGAATCCGACCACCACGCGCGCTTCGAAGCGGCCACGCATCGGGACAAGCCCGTTTGAGCGGTCGCAATCGGGTTCCTCTTCGAATTCGGTAATGTCCAGCAGGATGCCCGGCAGTTCGTCGGCTTCCAGCGCCTCGCGGTCGGTTTCCTCGCGGTCAAATACCACCGCTTTAAAATCGGGGAATGTCGCCTGGATTGCAGCCACGATGGCGGCTTTAACGCCAGAAATCTGGACTATTGGGAGCGTTGCTGTCGCCATGTCAGTTCGTGTTCGAATGTTTTAAAAAACCGATCCATGAAGACGGACCCACCCAGCAGGTGGTCTTCGATGTAGGTTTGCGCAGGATCGCCCAGCGCCACCGTGACTTTCTGAAGCGGCAGCCGGGCGCGGCCCTTGCGCTTGAAAACCTGCCTGTTGGACGCGGCCGTGCCGCCATTGCCCGCCCGGCCCTTGGCGATGAAAGCGTCTTTCTCGAATCGGTCGCCGTATGCGGTAACGCCGCCGCCCTTGCGCCTTTCTTCCGCCGCGCCAAGGTGAATCATCCCGATAGGGTCCAGCCCGTACCACACCCGCACGCCCTTGCCGCCCGCCGTGCGCGACAGGCGGAACGTGCGCAGCCGTCGTTTCATTTCCTTTCGCGGCAGCTTCAGGTGTGCGGATAGCTCGCGGATTGACTTGGCCGTTAGCCAGCGCGCCATTTTCGTGAAAGTCGAATTCAGCGCCTTGTCCACCTGCTTAGGCGTCGCGGCCAGAAACGCTTCGATAGCGTCCAGGCTGTGTTCGTCAATCGAAATTTCAATCACAGCGAGGGTTCCAGGTACAGCAGGGCCATGCCGTCACCCAGGGCGTGCGGGCTTTTGTGGACTTCGTAAGGCTTTCCCTCGATAGCCACAAAATTGCCGCGCCGAACGGCTGCCACGTCCACAAACTTGCACGTGAAAATCGGCCGCGTGGTGTCCATTTCGGCGGTGCCCACGCCAATGGTCTGACCCGGTTCATCCAGCACGCCCATGGCAATTGCCACGCTGCCGTCGCCCAGCGTAATCGTTGCCTGGCTGGCGAAGTCGTCCGGGTCCAGAAAGTCGTCCAGAACGTCCCAGGCGGGATGCGCTGGCATCAGGCTGCCTTGCCCTTGGCGGGCGCCTTGGCGGCCCGCTGGGTGCCTTCTGTCACCACCATGCCGCGTGATTTCAGGTGCATGGCGTCGGCGCGCAGCAATTCCACCCGATCACCCGGCATAACCATTTCGCCGTCCACAAAAAACGGCTTCAGCACTTCCAGCACTTCCCCGCGTTCGAAAGCCACTTTCAATTCTCCATTTTGATGTGAAAACGGGCAGCGCTTCGCTGCCCGTTCCGTGTCTCAGTAGCGGCAGCCTATGCCGCTTACTGCCTTAACTTTTACGGCGCCGTGTAGCGTCCGACAGCGAACGATTCGACGCGACGCAGTGCGAAATCGACATCCTGGAAAACCACGATGCGGGTTCCGCCAGACTTCGACAGGGACATGGTGTCCACCGTCAAGTCCAGGCCGCCCCACATGGCAATAATCAGGTCGGCAAAGTTGCCGAAAAATACGTCATCGCCCTGAAGTTGGTTCGTCACGCGCGTCTGGTAGCCGTTCATGGTGTCGCCCTGTTCCCACAGGGTGGCGCCGGTCGGCGTGCCAGGGAATTTCTGCGTGGTCTTTGCGCCGCCCTTGGTGGTCGCGTTGACGACGTATGCCATGTTCGACACGGCCGCGTTTTTCGACGCAATCGCGGTTTCCATCGCCACGGCTTCTGCATACGACGGATTGGCCGCAGCGAACGCCACCGCAGAAATGCCCGTGTAGTTCGAAATGCCCTTCGGCTGGTGCGCCGTGCCCGAACCGTAGTAACCCGCGTAGTCGATCGCCAGGCCCAGCGCTTCGGCCAGATCGGCGCGCACCAGCGCTTCAACGTCCAGGCTCGATTGCATCATCAAGCGGCGCGTAATGTCCGAGTAGGCCGCCACCGTCTTGGGAGACAGTGCGATTTGGCCCAGGTCCATTTCGCCTTCGGGCGCGTCGTCACCTTCACCGATCCAGTAGCCTTGCGAGCGGGCGGTTTTGCGCGGAATGTCCACGTTGCCGACCAGGCCGCCAATCGGTCGGCCCAATTGCATGATGGTGGTTGCGTTGCGCAGCAAGTCGATAAACGCGCTGGCCATCAGTTCGGTGGCGATGGATGCGCCGCCCGTCGAACCTGCGCCGGTTTGGCCGTTCTGGCCTGCGTTGAACGAACGCGACTCGATCAGCGAGCGGCCCAGCACTTCAGGCGGCACCATGATGCCCTGCGCTTCCTTGCCCAGCTTTTCAGCGGCAGCGCGGCCAGCTTCGATTTCGAACCCGGCTTCCTTCTGCGCCTTTCGGTCGGTCGGATTCGCCAGTGCGCGGATTGCCTTCATGAACGAAAACTTGCGCGCGTCTTCTGCCGACAGGCCCACGCTGGCGTCCAGCGTTTGCTCTGCGAGCGGGCGCGATTGGCGCTGTTCGACGTGCGCCAGAAGCGCCTCGCGGAACTCGTCCATGCTCTTGCCGCTCGACACGAAATCGCGCGCCAAGTCGTCGGCGCCATATTTGTTGCCAGCGGCCATGATTTCCCGAACGCGGGCGCGCTCGGCATCAGCACCGGCGCGGCGCTGTGCGTCGGCGTCGATGGTTTGCGTTTCCTGTGTCGGTTCCGGCATGCTTCGGATTCCTGTAATGTTTGCGTTCTGGATTTCATCGCCCTTTTCGGGCACGTTTGGATTTTGCGGCGCTGCCACGGGTGTTTCCACGGCGGGGTTTTCTGCCGAACGCCCTACGCCCACGGAATCGTCGGCCGGAATGCTCACGAAAGAAATTTCCATCGGCATCCAGGATGTGACGGTGTACACGGGCTCGCCTTCGCGTTCCTCGGTCAGCATGTACGCGTCAATGGTGTAACCCACGGAAACGTGCGTGCGGATTTTGTCGATCACGTCCTGAAACACTTCGCTGGCGCGCACGCCCCGCCCGAAGCGCACGACAGCACGGCCGCGCTTGTCGCCGTCGATTCGCGCGGACTCGATCACGCCCACCTGGTCGGTGCGGTCGTGGTCCATCAGCAGCGCACCGCCGTTATTCAGGCGCGACAGGTCGGCGGCCCCTTCGGCGTGCGAAAGAATCTCAACGCCCCACCAGCGCGGCACTTCGATTTCCGAACTGAACGCCAGTTCGACGGTGCGCGCCTCTACGTCAATCGCGCCCACTTCGGCTGTGCGCAGGTGCACGCCACGGCTGTTAATTTCGCGCAGGGAAATCGGCTCTTTTGTCGTCGGTGTCGTCATGGTGTCTTAGCTGTTCGGGTGGCTGCCTTCTGACGCCACGGGCGGCGGCGCAAGCGCCTGGCCCATGGATGCCAGAATGTATTTCTCGTCAATGCCAGCGGCTTCCATCGCCTTAATGTCGGCGGCAATGTCCGCAAAAACTTCGTCAGGGTCGCCGCCCCACTCGCGGATAATCCGCCCGGCGCTGGTTAGCAGGTTGTTTTTCGACTCCACGGCGGCGGCTACGTCGGCCGTTGGGTCGATCCACTGCCAGCGGCGCGGCTGCCAGCTAATCGCGCCTTGCAGTTCGTCCAGAAGCGCAGGTGAAAGCGGCTTTCCTTTAACCTTGATTCGCCCTTTCAGCAGCGAATAGCGCAGCCACGCTTCCTGCACCGGCTGAATGGCGTCTTCAATAAGCCATTCCTGCAACTCTTTCCAGTGTTCGCGTTCGTCCAGCGTGCCCTGGCGGATACTCGAAAAATTGACGCCTTCCAGGTCGCTGGCCAGGTTGTTATACGAAACACCAAAGCCAGCGCTTGCGCCGCGCAGCAGAGTTTTGAACACGGGAAGGAACTCGCCGCTGGGGTATTGCGGCAGCCATTCCTTCATTTCTGCGCCTTCTGGCAGCACGTTGAATGAGCCCGGTTCAGCGTCGAATTCCAGGCTTGTCGGGTCGTCGCCGTCTTCAAATTCAGGCGCCTGCCCTTCCTTCCACTGGACGAAGCCCATTTTTGACGCGCCGACACGGGCGTTGATGATTGCCGCGTCTTCGAATGCGCCCATATTCCGCATACGAAACAGCGCCGTGGCCATCCAAGGCAGTCCGCGCTTCTGGCCCACCAGGTCTTCCAGGAAGCCGTGCACCATCTGGTCGGCCGGTACGGTCGTGTAACCGACGCCCGCATACTCATATTCGGCTTCGCCGTCGTCCACCGTCGAAAGGTGGTAGGCCACCGGGCGGCCGAAGCGGGTAAATTCGATGCCGTGGCGAATGAAGTTGCTTTGGTTGTAGCGGTCCACGTTGTAATCGACAGGCACCCGCAGCGGGTCGATAACCTGCACCGCGAAACCCCACTTTCCGGCGTCTTTGCCCGTCACGATGCGCAGGAAAAATTCACCGTCCTGCACCGCACTTTTAACCAGCAAGCGCTGGATAGCGCGCCACGACTTTTTGCCCGCAATGTCGGCCGTGCTTTTGTGGCCCCACTGTTCCCATGCGGCCTTCAGCGCCCGGCTGGTGTCAGCGTCGTGGCTGCCGTCCGCTTTCTGGAAAGCGGCTTTCATGGTTATGCCTTTCGGCCCCACGATGTTCTGGCTACACATGCGCAGGAACGCCCGCGCATAGTCGTTATTCATCGCCTGTTCGCGCGAACGCGCGACAAGCGGGCGATAGTTCCGCGTAATGATCCAGTCAGCGGGCAGCGCCGTGCCGGTCCATGTTGCGTTTAAACGGTCAAAGCCCGCAGCATTGAACTGCATCGCGGAACGGATCGCGCGGCCAGCAGCGCGAAGGGCGCGCGCCGGGCGCGAAGGTGGCGTGGTGGACGGCATTTCGACGGCGCGGGCGGGCATCAGCCCGCGCGAGCGGATAAAATCGAACATTCCCATTAGAGAATCACCTTTACCTGGTCGCCAAACAGGCGGCCACGCTGGGCGGCCTTCATGCGGCGCAGTTCGCTTTTGTAGAAATTCCGCAGGGCCAGCAGGTCGGCAATGGGCGTGCGCCACAACTCGCGGTTATTGATGGCGTAGCGCATTTGATCCTGCGTTGCGCGCTTTTCCAGCACCGCTTCGATGGCATCCAGGACACGCTGGGCATGCACGCGGGTGTCGGTGCCGTCAGCCATCGCGGCAATGTCAGGCTGAACCGTCACCAGCCCGGCTTCGACTTCCATTACGGTGCCGTTCGAAACGGCGCGCATGGAAAACACGTAATCACCAGCGGGCCACGTTGCCGTGGTCGCGGCGTCCACCGTCAGCAGGTGGTCGCTGCCCGAAGGGACGCTGGAAAAATCAATGGCCTTTGGTCCGCGCAGCAGCACAGAAAGCGCCCACAAGGGCGCTTGGTACTGTTTCAGGCACACGGTGCGCGAAAACGTCACGCCAGCACGGATGCTGTTCGGAAATTGCCCCTGCATTACGTCACCAGTTGGTGGCGAATCCCCCACGGCGCCTGCCTGCGGTTAGCGATTTCGCCCGTTTAATGGGCCTAGTTTCGCTGGGCGCCTGCTCCTTAGCCACGGCGGGGTTTTCTGCCGCCTTAACGGGCTTCGGCGTCGGTTTTGGCAGTGGGCGCGGCTTTTCTGGCTGCACCGGCGCGATTTCGGCCGGATTGTCGGCCACGGGCGCCCATGTCTGCGTTTCCGGGTTCAAAATCAGCCGTTTTGCAAGCTGTTTCAGGCTCGGATTCATTATTTTTAGGGCTGCCATGGCGTACACCGTGCAGTCCAAAACCTCATTTCTGGCCTTATCTGGCTTGTGCCACTCGCGCACCGGAAAGCCCCTTACAAAGCGGGTTTTCAGCTTTTCTGACGTAATTTGCTTGAAATAGTCTTCGCCGTGGTCTTCGTCGGCCGGAAAGTGGCAATAACCCGGTCCTTCACGCTTCAGCGCAAGGCGGCGCATTACCACCAGCTTGGCTTCGTCGGTGCCCACCTGGTACAGGTCCACTTTCCGGCTGTGTTTGCCCGATTGCTTGCGCTGCGGCTTCTCGACAATCTGGCGTCCCCAGCCTGGAATCCCCTTGATAGCGAATATCTTTCGGCCGCGCCGCGTGCGAATGTATTCATAGGCGGCCTGCGTCATGCCCGTGGTGCCGCCCGTGTCTAGGCAGGTGGCCTGGATGGATAGCAGCGTGCCGCCTTCGTGTTCGAACGATTCGGCCAGCAAGTCGTCCAGATCGTTCCACACGTCGCCCGCCAGCGGGTCGCCGTACAGCACGCGGTAAGCAACGCACCATGACTGCTCGAACAGCCCCCACGCCACTATCTTTACTTCCAGGCGGTCGATTTGCATGTCTACGCCGCACGTCAGATACAGGCCGTGCATTGGCACCTGCGCTGCGTACACTTCCCGGCGCGCGTAGAGTGAATCCGGGTCGGCCTGTTCGGCGGTTTCCTCGAAAGTCTCACCCAGGGAAACATTCACGAAAGACTGTAAATCGCCAGCGGCCAGCTTATTCAAATACGACTGGACAATGTCGCCCAGCTTGCGGAACGTCGAAAGCATTTCCGGCGCATGAAATGACGCGTGGCCCTTGAACGGATTCGCCGCCTTCCAGCCGCCACCGTTTTTCTCTGCGTTTCGAATCGCCGCCACGCGCTGGCCGTCGTTCCACATGCTGCCGCAATGCTCACACACATAGCGCGCGGTGTGCGGGTGTTGTTCGGCTTCTGGCGCGTCGCGGCCGTCCCAAAAAACCTGCGTCCACTTCAAATATTGCGGCTCGTCGCAATCCGGGCACGGAACAAAATAGCGCCGTTGATCGCCCGCCAGAAAGCGCTTTTCAATTCTCGAAATTCCCTTGATTGTCGGCGTGCTTGATGCCGTGTTAATCGCCAGGTCGCCGAAAGTGGCCGCGCGCTGGTCCAGCAGTTCCAGCGGATCGCCTTCGCCTTCAATCATTTCCATGCCGTCGATTTCATCGGCTTGGGTAATCGGCGCAGATCGTCCGCGAAGGGTGCGCGGGCTGCCTGCCCATGAAAACATCAGGAACCCGCCAACAAAACTAATCATTCTCGAATTGTTTACGCCTTCGCGTCCGCGCGCCTTTGCCAGCTTTCGCGTAATGCGCGGATTGGCTTCCAACATTGGAACCAATTTCGTTTGCTGGAATGTCTGCACGTCGTTCTGCGTTGGCATGACGAAAATCTGCGAACGCGGGTCGTGGTCGATGAAGTAGCCCGTAATGCATTGTTGTGTAGTGGTCTTGCCCAATTGCGCGCCGGTCTGAAAAGTAACGCGCTTAATGCCAGGCTCAACTACGCAATCAATCATGCCCCTTTGGTATGGCGCATTGTCGAAATTGATTGGACCCGGAACTGCGTTTCCGATTGGGATTCGGATATTCTTTTCCGCCCACTCGCTGGGCTTCATTTCGGCGGGTGGAATTAGGTTTTGCGCGGCTCGGCTGGCTGCTGCAACTACGGCATCCAGGTTGCTGAATGGGTGGTTCATGCTGCCTTTCTCATTGCTCGCCAGCGATTACCGCATGGCATACGGTCGCTTTTTGCCAGGTTGTCTTCCGCCCACAGCGGGCGCAGGTTTTCAAGCGCCCAGCATGCTTTATATTGTTCGTCGTCTGACATATCAAACGCTGCCTGCGGCTTTATGTGGTCGATGTGGATTTCTCCACGCATGAAGGCGTCCCAATCCATGCCGTCGTGAAAGCCGATTTCAAGATGGCTTTTTAGCTGCGCGATTGTGTAGCCGAAAGCCTCTTTCACAACGCGAGATTCGCCGCCTCGCCGGATCGCGCCGCGCATCGTTTCTCCGATCCCGTCGCGCTTCCGCTTTTTCGTTATCTGCCTGCGCAGGCGTTCTGAAATGTTAAATTCAACATCAATCGCATAACGAATGCGGTACTTATCCGCCGCAGAAATGCGCGGGTTATTCCACGGGTCGCCGCGCAACTCGAAATAACGTCGCACCCATTCATCGGATGCGCGAACATTCAACAGATAGCGCCACGCTTCCTGTGCCGCCAGGAACGCTTGCCCTTCGTGGGCAGCCTCAAGCCCGGCGCATGGGCGCATATACCAGCGTGCGCCGTCAATGGTAATGACTCTTGGCGGCCGCGATTTCGGCGCTGGCCCGCGAAGATGCGGCGCGGGTTTGTACGTTTTTCCTGCCCTTTCTGCGGCCCGTGCCCGCGCAGCAGCTTTTCGTTCCGGGTTTGCCGCGTCATATTCGCGCTTAATTCGGGCCTTGCACGGCTTGCAATGGTATAGGCCGGATGCGAAATCAGACGACGACTTTACGTCGCCACACTCGCCACAAACCGACTTTCCAGCAGAATTCCAAAGTGCTCGCGTTGGTTTGGGCGGCCCGAAGTCGGCTTCAGCCTTCAGGCGTGCGCGTCTGTCGCGCTGTGTCGCGTTATATCGTTCTTTGCTTTCGTTCCGCGATTTTTTGTACTTTTCTATTATCTCTATCTTGTTTTTTTTATAATACGCCCGCGCGTACTCGCGAAGATAGTCTCTATTTTTATCCGCGCGAGTGCTCGACTTTTCTATGCAAGTCGAGCGGTTTTTTTCATAATACGCCTTCGCGTCTTCCTTCCCGCACTCCATGCACTTGTTTGGGAGTCTTCGAGTTGAAATGTGCCCGCGAACGCAAGGCTTGCCAGTGAAATAATGCGATAAGCCGCGCGCAATTGCTTGCTCGCGCGTAATGATTTCGTGCATAGCTCGTCCATAGCTATTGTCCATGAAGGTGTGCGGCAAGCGCCGGACTAGCGCCGTTCGGGTGCCCCCTAGCCGCACGTGAAAATTATACCGCATCGCCGCCGCTGTCTTCGTCCAGTTCCAGCGGCGCTTCTGCCGACTGTTCCAGCGCCAGCGCCAATTCCTCGCGCAAAACCCGTTTAAACGTTGTTTCGTCCGTTTCGCCCAAAAGGCGCAGGACGGCGCGCGGTGCGACGTTCAACACGTTAGCCCGTATCGTCGCCATTAACCGTGCGGTGGCTTTCTCAAACTCTGCGACGGGCGCGACTTCGCCGCGTGCGGTGGCCAGCTTCAGTTCGGCTACCATCGTTTCAGCGGCCAGCTTGCGCAATTCCAGCTTGTCGGCATCGTCTGGAACGTCGCCCTTCGCGCGCTGGGCGGCGTCGTCGGTGCGCCAGCGGGCCACGGCGGCGGTGTCGAAGCGCCATTCAACGCCCCGGCCGCCGCGCTGCAAAACAGGGCAGCCAGCCTTCACCCAGGTGTCGATAGTGGTTAGCGCCACGCCGAAGATTTCGGCCAGCCCTGCGCGATTTACGACGGTTCCCCGTGCCGATTCAGCCATGGCGTTTACTATCTCGGAAAAATACTTTTATCGTTAACGCTCAAGCACTTGACAAATGCCAGATAGTCATAGTTTGAGTTTGAAAACGGCTCGGACACTTGCAAGAAAGCGGTGCTTTGGACCCCGCCCCTCCACCATCCGGGAAGGACCCTAGTTATCCACAGGTTATCCACAATGCACCACCATGGTGCGCTTCTCTGTGGATAACTCACCCTCGCCTGTGGATAACTCGCCAGCCCTTACACGCATCACGGCACCACGTCAATGCCTTTCTGTTTCTTGATTGCATCCACCAAGTCAGCCTTGCTCTGCCTGCAATCCGCCAGTGCCAGCGCCACGTCCACGTGATTGGATAGCAGGTCAACCAGGCGACCACTAGCAGCAGGCGCAACGCTCGCGCAATCATTGAGCAACGCTTGGCGCACTGTCGGATGCGTTGACGTTACCGCCACCATTGGCGCGGTCGTTTGCTGCGTTCCAGATGCGCAGCCCGTCAGCATCGATAGAACAATCGCCCACACGGCCACCAGCGCCAGCACTACCGCCCGCCGTTCCCACACTGCCCGATTGGTTTGCATATGCCTGAATCCGTTTTGTGAAGTCTTGATGCGCCACGGCCGATTCGCTCGCGTGCTGTTCGGCCTGCTGCACACTCGCACCAGCCGCCTTGTAATTCGCCAGCGCATCGCTTGCCGCTGCCGTCACTGCCACCGTGGTTGCCTGGCTCACAGCCGCCGTTTGCCTGTCCCACTTCTGCTGTACAGCCGCCATGCCCGCCGCTTCGCCAGCCTTGTATTCATGCCAGCCGAAAGCGACTATCAGAAGCGCCACGATTGCCGCCGCTGCCAGCTTTGCGTAAATGCTCAGTCCTGCCATGTGATTTCCCCCGTCAACCGATACACGAAGGCGCCAAACCCCAGCGCCACCGGAACTGCAATTGCGAAAGCGACTATCACGCTTGCACTGACATTTGCCACAACGCATTAACTGCCATTTTTCTGCGCTGGTTTTTCTGTCTGCGCTTATTGGCTTGCAAGGTCTTGACAGAAGCCCGCTGCTGCATAAGCGCAATCCGCTGCTTGAACGTCAGCAGAGAAAATGGCCGTTTCGTCATTTCAAGCTTTGCCATCACAAAAGCCCGTCGCGCTTGCATTCACGCAGAAATTCGTTTGCCCTGCTTTCGTTCATTCGATAGCCGCGAACTTTATGCGCCTCGCCTTCAAACTGAACAGAAACGGTTCGCAGACCGATCCTGTATCGCCAGTAACGATATTCGGCGCGAATCCAACTAATAGCCCATGCCATATTCAATTTCCCCCGTTTGATTCTTCCAGCGCCCGAAAAAACGCCTTCATGTTTTCGTGTTCGCGTCGAATACGGTTGTATTCACGCCGCGCATTCTTAATGCACGTCTGAATCGTTCCGCGCATTTGCATGGCTGCAATGCGATCTTTGAAATCCGCTCGCGCTAGGCCAACGGGTTCGCCGCCCATGGACACAACCGTGCCACTCTTGCGCGCCAACACGCTGCCGATTGCCGCGCCAATCAATGCTCGCTTCATGCCTGATACACCCTCACAATATGAACCGGCTTCGCCACCGGCTGATTGTCAAACACCATCCCGCACACGAAGCCCCACACGAAGACGCAGGCGCAAGCAATAAGCAATTTCATGCGGCCACCCCGCCCGCATTCAGATAAGCGAATTTCAGCGCCGCAATATTGTTCGTGTGCTGGCCATACGAGTTGCCAGGCAGCGATGCCCAAATGTTCGAACAACGCCCCACTGCCAATTCGAACTGGCCTGCGTCGATCAGAGCAAATGCGCCCCGCTCGCGAATCTGCTGCAACGCAATCATGTCCTGCGACAGCGGGCTGAAATCCGACAGCTTCAGCAATGCCGAATACGCCTTGAACCAGCGGAACAGCAATTGATAGCGCCCGGCTGCCGTCGAATTCAGCGCCCGATTCAACACGTTCGGATGCGCCGCATACGACGAAAACAGCAGCGGCTTCGCTGGCGTCGATCCCACCAGCACGTTATAGCCGTCGTCCGACTCGCCCAGCAGCGCCGCGCCAATCTCCGAATGGGCGATCATGTCCAGAAACGCAACGCGGTTCGCCCCGCCCGCTTGCTGTGCCGTTATGCGAGCCATTACGCTGCCGCCTTTTTGAATAGCTGTTTTTTGACGTATCGCAACCAGTAATGCCGAACGCCCAGCATTGCGAAAGCGACTATCAGAGTTTGATATGTCCGCAGTTCCGCCACGCCCAGCACAATGGCCAGCGAAGAAACGGCGACCCAGAAGTAAATCGCCTTGCCCACAATGCCATCATTCACGCTGCGCGAAAAACCACACCAGCACGCCCACAGCGCAAGCACGATTGCAGCCGCCACGGTAATGGTTTCGTTCATTGCGAACCCCCGCCGAAACGGGCTTTCACAAGCGCCCACAAGTCGGCTTCCTTAATCGAGCGGATAACGGCGGAAATCATGCTGCCGCCGAATGCGCCCAGCAGGAACCCAACGCCGCCCGCTGATTCTGGATTGATGTGGAAATAACGAATCGTCATTCCAGTGAGGAAGTAGCCGCACGCAACGCCGGTTAGAACGAAGACCACGAAGCCTTTGCGCGTCTTCAGTTCGTCATGGAATGGCATGGCCACCAATGCGCCGAATAAGGCGGCTATCGCCCATTCAGCGCCAGGGAATCGCCTGATTAGATCAAACACGGGCAGGACTCCCGTGGAAAGGAAATAGCATGTGGAAAACCCCGCTGTGGACAGTGGCCACATTTTCGGGTTGCTCGGGCCTGCTTTCCACGGCGGTGTTTTTCTTCGGTCGGCCGCCTTTGTTTTCGGAACACGTCGCCGGGTACAGGTTTTCACCGCCGAACGCATTAACCATCTTTGCCGCGTCTTCAAATCCCAATATGGCCACCAGTTTGTGGTCCATCGTGATTCGCTGCGGCACATAGAGCATTGGCCGCTTGCACGCTTTGCCTGGTCGGTTGTCACTCCGTCGCGGCAGATTCGCCACAAGGTGTAACGCCTGTTCGCGTCCGATCACGTCCGCGATTTCCTGCACGCTTGCCGGTAGTGGTTTAGTGTCCATAGCCCCGTTCGGTAAAAATTGCCACTGCGGGGTTATGTTAACAGAAT